CCCATCTACAGGGTCTATATATAGGATATGTTTTCAAAACAACTCAACCGATGCACACTCTTATGGTCTTTTAAAAGAAGTTCAGGTGACAACTACAACAGGGGAGAATACAAAAGTTTTCCCTGTAATTATACCACAAGGAACAACTTATCCTGCAACCATATTTGAAATAGCAAATGTAGATAATTTTATAACAAAGAGTAGTTCTTTAGACTCTTGTGATGTGTCTTTACGCATCGCTTGTTTCGCAGATGACTACAATACAACATACAATCAATCTAAGGCAGTCGTAGAGGCTTTAGATTATTATTCGGTAACATATACCGAGGGTGGTGTTTCTTATACAGCAAAGTTTAGGTTTGTAAGCCTAGATGATGATTACTATAAGTTACCCGAAAAGTTCTACAAAAACTTAATTTTTAATTGTCTAATAACTAAAAACTAAATAAAATGGCAGTACAAAACGCAACAAACGTAACGCTAAGTATAGCAGGTGAAGTTATGTCACATTGTACATCTTGCAGTTTCTCTATTTCAAGAGAATTGAGAGATAAAACTTCAAAATCAAGCGCAGGTTACTCACAATCTCTTGCAGGATTAGTGTCTTGGGAAATGAGTGGTGATGGATTCGTAGATTTAGCTGATTCAGGTAAAAGTCTATTATCAGACTGTTTTACTAAAGTAACAGCAGTATCACCCGAAATAGAGGTAATCTTTACCGTTGGAACATCAGGTGACACTTACACAGGTCAAGCATTCATTACAAGTGTATCAGTAGATGCAGGTGTAGAAGAAAACGCTACATTCTCTGTTTCTATTACAGGTACAGATACACTTACTCAAGTAATAGCGTAATAATTAACATCTAAATAAAAAGGGTAGATTATGAATAAGGTAGAAATTGGTGGTAAAGAAAGACCTGTAAGGTTTTCGTATTTATGTATTAAGGAAATTTGTAAAAAATGTAACTTAAAGCTAAGTGAGTTAAATCAGTTAGGTACAGAAATAGACCACATAGGTATCATTGCGTTCTTTGGATTAAAGTATGGTTCTAATAAAGTTGGCGAAGCATTTGACTACAAAATTAGAGATGTAGAAGAATGGCTAGACAATGAAGATTTCTCTAAGATTAATGAGATTTTTGAGGCTTTCCAATTAGACCAACCTTCTAGCGAGGGAAAGTAGTAGAGGGAGAGGAACAAGAAGATTTAGAGGAATTTGAATGGGACAAACTTGAACAAATTGGATTAGGAATGGTGGGGCTATCGTTTGATGATTTATACGATATGACCCCACGATCCTTCCAAAACAAGTTAATTGGATTTAAAGAACACAACGAGCAATTACTTCACGATAGTTGGGAACAGACTAGACTCATTATACACTCTTGTTTGTCACCACATTCTAAGAAGGAGTTGAACCCTAAAACATTGTTACCTTTCCCTTGGGATAAAAAGGTTAAAGTCGTTACATCTTCAAAAGAAGAAATTGCAGAGGTTGTTAAACGACACAAAGAAATACTACGAAAAAAATACAATAAATAATGGGTGGATTAAAGACTATTTCGATAATTGTTGCTGCGAATATCAAAGGCTTAGAATCAGGTCTTGGTAAAGCTAATAAATCATTGGCTAAATTCGCTTCGGGAGCAGCAAGAATGGGGTCTATGCTTTCGTTTGGTGTTACAGCCCCACTTACAGCTTTAGGTAGTTCAGCAATGAAAACATTTGTTGAATTTGAAAATGGTATGACTAAGGTTGGAACAGTCACGAATGCGAGTGTTTCAGAATTAAAAATGCTTACCGAAGAAGCAAAAAGATTAGGAGCGACAACAACATATACAGCCTCACAAGTTGCCGACCTACAATTAGTGTTAGGTCGAAAAGGTTTTGATCCAACTCAAATAAAAAATATGGAAGGGTCTATATTAGACCTAGCCCTAGCAACAGGAGAAGATTTAAATCTTGCAGCCGAGGCAACTTCATCTTCAATCAATGCTTTTGGTTTAGAGGCATCCGAAGCAGGTCGTGTAGCCAATACACTAGCCTCTGCAGCAGCAAATTCATCAATACAACTTAGCACATTTACAACAGCATTCGGACACGCAGGAGCATCTGCAAACGCTGTAGGAGTAGATATAGAGGGCTTATCAGCAATGATGGGTGTTCTAATGGATAATGGTATTAAAGCATCAGCATCAGGTACAGGGTTGCGTAAAATCTTTATGAAACTCAACGAGGCAGGTATCCCTTTTGAAGATACCTTAAACAACCTCGCTGATGGCTCAATGACATTAAACCAAGCTCAATCGTTAGTGGGTCGTACAGCAGCTAATCAGCTATTAATACTTTCCAAAAACAAGGATAAAATATCCGAATTAAGTGAAGAATACAAAACAAACACAGGTCGCTTAAAAGAAATGGCTGATGCGATGGGTAATACAACTCACGCAAAGTTGAAGAGAATGGAATCGGCTATTGAGGCTATGAAATTAGAGTTTGGGGCTTTAATTGCAGAAGCAGTAACACCTATAATTCAATGGATTACTAAAATGGCAACATCGTTTGCTAATTTAGATGAAAACACAAAGAATATCATTATAGGTATAGGGACTTTATTAGCTGTACTTGGTCCACTCTTATTGATAGTGGCTGCAGTAACATCAGCTTGGGGAGTTATGGCAGGAGTTATAGCAGCGATAACAAGTCCTATTGGATTAGCCATTGCAGCGTTAGTTGCCATACCTTTAGCATTCGCATACATACAAGACAATTTCGATGCTTTTGCTGAAAGGTTAGGAGATTGGTCTTGGTGGAAAAACGCTTTATTAGATGTAATGATTTGGATTGCTAAGTACAATCCATTCAGCTTAATTCGCGAAGGGTTTAATAGTATTTTAAAGTTTTTAGGTCGTAAGGAAATACCTAACCCATATACTAATATGGCAGCAGGATTAGAGGCGATGAAAGACGAAACAAAGGAATACGAACATCAATTTGGCTCATTTACTGATACCGTTAAAAAGGGTATGAAGAATTTAGATATAGATTTAGGTTCTGTATTTAAAACCCCAACAACTACCGATACTGACATAGCTAAAGGTGATGATAAAGAGAAGCACACAGCATCAATATTTGATTATCAAGATGAATATGCACAATATTTAGCCGACTTAGAAACATCTAAAGCAGCTACTCAAAGGTGGAGTAATTCAGTTCAATCTGCTGCCATTGGTATCGCAACATCATTCGCTGACACCTTCGCTACAATGGTAATGTCAGGTGAACTTACTATGCAAAGTTTAGGTCAGATATTTGTAGATTTAGCTAAACAAATAGTTGGAATGATTATAAAAGCAGCAGTTTTAGCTGCTATATTACAAATGACAGGTCTTGGAGCAGCAGCACAAGCAGGTGGAGGTATATTTAGTGGTGGTACAGGATTTAAAGATATACTAACAGGTATGATGGGTGGAGCTTTCGCCGATGGTGGTAACCCACCTGTAGGTAAAATGAGCCTAGTGGGAGAAAGAGGACCCGAATTATTCGTACCAAAAGGTCAAGGAACAATCATCCCTAACCACGCTTTAGGTGGTGGTGGAACGGTTATCCCTGATGTAAGAATATCGGGTAACGATTTACTGATAGTTTTTGATAGAGCAGAACGTAGAAGAAATAGAAGGTAGAAAAATATGGCATCATACGGTTTATATAAAGAAAGTTTTATTGCAAGTGAAAAGGGTACTGA